TCTCAAACTCACTTATCGTTTCTATGATGGTCATTACCTAGTAAATATATGTTATTTAATTCAAATTACCAAATAATTTTTTAATGTCTGATTTTACATAAGGTGAATAAATTGTCAATTCAATGTAGTTTGTTAAAAAGTTTTTCAATCCAGGCATTTCTCGATCTTTTAAAAATACCAGTCTTTGATTGGTATCAGCTACTCCATATTCCGTATTAAATGTATTTGGTACATCGTGAAGTGGTCCTGTCAGCTTCCAAGAAAGTTCTAGCCCTTGATACAAATTTTCATTGATTCCAGTATTTGGTTTTTTCCAAAGTTTCCATTGTGGTTTATTTATTTCAATAATGTCTTCATATGTAGAATAATTTCTTCTTCGCAGAAAATATCTAGTAAATTTTCCATTTTCATAATCATCTAAATCTGGTATTGGTAATATATAAAATGGAAAAAAATCTGGTAATGGCTTTTTAATTAATTTATCATATACAAGATTACCTGGTTGAAGTATTTGATCAATATAACTAATTAATTTTTTCGATTGTGATTTATGTGGAACTGATCCTGTTGATACTACATTGTCAATGTATCTATGATAAAATCCTATATATTCAGTTCCATCTTCCAACATGAATTCTTTACCATTGGTATACAAATTGGTAACAATATGCGATTTAGGATAGTATATTTTATTTCCAGGCATTTTAAATATTTTATATAATTAAGGTCGTATTCTAAATACTGTTGTGCATGAAGTAGTCCAATCATTTCCAGAAACGTTATGCTCAACTGTTAATACAGTAAACACAGCTTTGTTTGTGTTTGAGTTATAAATTGCAGGCATGTAATTAGTAGATACTGCATTTCCAAATTCTAATCCGCTTACCCCGTCTATGGTAAATGAAAAATCTAAAGGATATATTATATGTTTATTTGGATCATTAGCTCCAGAAGCTTGCTTTCTTAAAAAAGCTTGCGCTTCTGCAATGAAACTTGGCACTGGTCCCCATAATCCTACAGTAACCAATGGATTATTGTCTTTGGTATATGTTGTAGCATGGTCTGGTTTAGTGGCTACTGCTCCTGGTATTACTCGTTTCAAAGCTGCGGTATTTTTATCTGATCCACCGGAAGCTACAGCTGCTGTTGAAGCGACTGATTTTAATTTGTCAGGTATTTTTGCTGATAATGACATTGCTCTACAAACACTGCGTTCTGTTACTGCGGGTATTGGACAAACATCGATATTATCATCCATGTATTGACTTTCTATTACAATTGCTTGGCCTTTGTATGGTGATTGGTCTTCTTGATCAATTGCCATTGCTAATTGAAATGCTCCTCCACTATTTATACTTATAGCTGCAAATAATTGTTTAAAAAATGAATCTAATGTTGTATCGCCAGATTGTTGATCTTTATTAACTTGAGCACCTAAAGTTTCAAAAGTTTTTGCTACAAAATTAACATTAATTAAAATTTTACTTACATCAACACCTTTAGACCCAGGAATCATAGTTTCATTACTGCTAAACGTAAATTTACGTTTTCCATAATCCGCGGCACCCGGAAATAAAAAATCTCTAGGATTTGCTGATGCAAATGGAGCTTTTGGAATACTACTAACTGTAACGTCGTTGTTACAAGATATTCGATTTGTTTTCTCTAGCGGATATGCCTTTATTAAAGAATTATTAATTTCTTGACATAATTGCTCTAAACTAATAAAATATTCTTGATGTGTGTCTGGAAAAGCTCGATCGGCATCTTGCTTTTTTAATTTTCCTGTTTCGTCTTTTTCAGTAAGTACAGATTGTGCTAACCATTGATTTGATATGTTTTGACATGCATAGCCGGCTCTGTAATCTCCTGAAACTAATTGAAGGATTGATCTCTGAGCATTGATATTTGCCATTATAGAATCTCCAAAAATTTCTGCATTAGGAAGACCTGATACCTTTGTTCCCCAAGCTAATAAACCGCCGGCATTTGCTGATGTGCTTAACGTGTCCGTGCCTTTTCCTATTCCAGTAGACGAGCAATTTACGCTTCCGTCGGCATTAATTGACCATCCAAAATTTACTACTTTACCTTTAAAGGATTCTGATCCTCCTAGATTGCCTGCATTTTCCCAACCCCAATTTGCAGATATATCTCCGTTAATTGTAAAAAATCCTTGATAGCTATCTAATTGATCTAAAGAATATACTGTAAATGTTATATCACATTTTTGTATTGAACCATAATTTCCCGAATATGAAGTTTTAAGTGATACTAAATGTGGCTTAGGCAAATGTGAAACGCTTGGTCCGGCGCCATTATATAATGAATTAGGTGTAGTTCCTAATCCTCCTCCTGTTTGAGTTGATAAAGTGGCGCCGGCAGTGGCAGTAGCATATGCCATTTTTTTGTAAAGCCAAGCATATGCATCATCATCTCTTCTTTTAGCTGCATATACATTAGCTCGCGCGGCTATCATGCCTAAAGCTTTTGATTTAGTATAAAATAAAGTTTTTGCCATTATCTAGATTTTAGTTGTTCTTGAAGTAATAATATTACAGATTGAAAATTTTTAGGTATTCTAACTTGCGTGCCTATGTTTAAATTTAAAGAATCTGAACGTAATTCAGGATTTGCAGCTGCGATTATCCACCAGTAAGTTGAATTTTGATAGTATTTAAAAGCTAGCAAATCTAATCGATCGTTAACGGTAGAAACAACATAAATATCATCTGATTGTCTTGGAATTTCAGGATTAATCAATGATATGTAATATTGTCGTTTTATTTCAGTATCCAAGATAAATTTACTTGAAAATATATTATTATTATATCTAGACATTTTAATTTGTAAATTATTATATATTACTTTGTAACTGCATCTGCTAACCATTGACCATTTATTCCTGTGCTAATACCGTATGGCGATAAACTATATGCTCTTCCCATTAATTGTGGGCGATAATCGTTAATTATGTTATATGAAACAGAAACTTCAACTGACATTGGTAATTGTTTAGGATCTGCATTGTTGGTTAAATCGAAATCGTCTGCTATGTCCCAAGATCCTTCATCAGGAAATGTATAAGATAAAGCAGTTAAAAATCCAGGACATCTAAAATACAAATCTCCTATGGTAAGTCTCATGAACGGTCCAGACGGTTTGGCACCTGCGGCTTTAAAATCCGGCATGGTGTATGAAGCTAAATAATTCAATTTACGCCACATTGGTATCATTTCAGATCGAGAAGTAGCGTGAGCTGTAAATGAAAATGTTATAGAACGTTCAAATGAAGAATATTGATACACTCCGTCAGGTCGACCCATTATATCAATTCGATTCCAATTAGGAGCAAATGTATCAGATAGACCTGTTAGCGTAGCTCGAAATGGCATTACATTTAATCCTTCTACTCCATCTTCAAACCAAAATTTAATTAAATCTTTAGCAGTCGTATCGTATATTTCTTCTGATTTTACAATTTTATTATCTGAAGAGCCGATATCAATAGCTGTAATTCTATCTCCTTTAAAGTTAGTGTTTCTAGCTAAAATAAATCTTCCATGAGGATTGTGACTAGCTTTAGCTTGAGCTGCATTAGCAGATGTAATTCCATTTGCAGCAAATCTTTTACCTTCTCTTAAAAAAGATCCTTTACCGCGAGCAGGAGTAGGAGTAGTTATTTCTCTGTGTCCTGAATTACCAAATCCATATTTAGTTTGTAAATTGTTGCCTTTGTAATAATCTAGATCACCGCCAGTACCTAGCTGTTTCAATTGTCCAGGTGTCAGATCTTTGCCGCCAGGATAATCATCATAAATTAACGATCGAAAATCTCGAAATAAATTTGCATCTTCTTTAGTTTTAGGTATTTTATCATAAGCTAATGTTATATATTGATCAATAGACGAAGCTCCTATTTCCGGATTTTGAAGATATGTGTTGTCTCTAGTTACGTGAGAAGATAAATCATGTTTAGTGCCATCTGATAATGATATTCTTCCTGATTCTGCAACAATTGCTGAACCTGATACTTTTTGATATAAACTAGGCAAAAATTTGCCGGTTGTGGAGGAAAAGTCATAATGCACTGAATTATCCGTAGCTGTTGTAGTATTGAAAGAGTCTGTAGTTTTATTTGTTGCAGCTCTTAAATATCCTGCATAGTATCCAGTGTCAGCAAATGTTTTTCTAGCAATTAGCAGTTTAATATCCTCCTGTACGTCAACTGGCTGTTTTGGTTTATATATAGGCGGCAGACCTTGAAATATTTGATCTGCACTGTCTTTCCAGAAGCGACTTAAATTGTCGCCTTCTTCTTTATCATCGAACTGTGCCAACGTAATTTGTCTCGAGTCTGGCAAGTAATGATTATCCATACTAACTGAAGTACCTTTTGCTCTTAATTCACTAATATATGGTCTTCCAGAAGTAAATTTTACTCCAAAATAAGATTCTTCAGCTCTTTTAACAGCGTCTGTATATGTATCTGAAGATCGTCGTATAGTAGAATAACCTATACCATATACAGAATCTGATCCACCTAATCCGGATAATGTATTAGACCCTATAGATTTAGTATAAACCCTGGATATTTTATCTAAAGCATTTTTTGCTAACCCAATTTTATAAGGTCCGGATGCAAATTCATTCTGTAAATCAATTAATCTACCGGATTTTTTATTTATTAATTGTTTTGCTTTAATTACATTTTCATAACTAGCGAATTCATTTAAAAATGGAATGCCATGACGAGTAAAATGCAATCCTAAAGCTGTACCTGGCACAGACAATAGTGAAGTTACTCCTAGATGTATTCTTGTCGCTCTACTAAATGGACCTAATCCAAGCTTTTCTACTTTTGCATTAGTTAATCCTAAACCTATTTGTTTAACTACCCATAAAAGTCCTTTTGGCGAAGCCATCCATTTTGCAATACGCACTGTATCTGCTACAATTCTATCTGCAACAGTTACTACACCACCTCTAATCAATCCATCATCAAATCCGGATCGAGAGCCAAAGCCCCAATATTGAGGTTTTTCATTTCCTTTACGTTGTATACCCCTTAAGATGTAAGGTTGATGCATGTACGTAGTTTGATGAGCTTCGTCACGTAAATTGAATTTTTTATATTCTTCTTCTAATGCTGTTGGTTCAGAACTAATATATAAAAGACTTTTTTGTGGTTGGTTTTTTATACTAGCAACTACGCTATTGTATTTTCTAGAAGAGCTATATCCTTGCACAGAAAATATTTTACTAGTTAAAGCACCATCTTTTAAAAATTTAAATCGAGAGCCATTGCCTAATTGATTATTAAGTGATGTTTTTCCTATTTCAAACCCTGTTGGACTTGTACTTTTAGTATCAGGTATTATATATGTGTCTGACTGTGTAAATTTATTACTAGTAATACCTTTGAATTTAGATTTTTCATCTAACGGTCCAAGATTCATGTTAGTAGTAAATCCAGACGCGTATTTATTATCTAAAAAGTCTTGCTCTAGACCATTTTGACTTTTACTAAATTGTTGTGATGCAGATTTTCTTGGTTGCATTAATCTATCACCTTGAAGTAAATTACTTCCTGGATATGTATACGTTTGATTTCCGATTACACCAGCAATTCCTAGGAATTGAGATTTTTCGGCCAATCCTGATGTGCTTAAATTAGCAGTAAATCCAGTTGCTCCAAATTTAATATTATCTATGAAATTTTGTGGTCCCGGAAATGCTACCGATTTAGACGGTTTCATTAATCTATTACCTCTAACTGTTGCAGGATATGTATATTGACTATCTTCAATTCCTAAAAATTGAGATTTTTCGGCTTGTCCTGATTTACCTAAATTAGTAGTAAATCCAGAAGCTGCAACATTATTTATGAAATTTTGTGGTCCTGGAAACGCAGCTGATTGAGCCGGCTTCATTAATCTATTATCTAATATCGTTGCAGGATAAACAAATTTATTTTGCAATGGCGATCCAGCAATACCTAAAAATTTAGATGCATTTGGATCTGTAAAATTAGTTACAAAACCTCTAAGCCCAAATTTAATATCATTGATGTAATTAACAGCTTCTGCTGCTGTGCCATTTGCTCCTGTCCATCGAGTTATTGTCTCTGGTAATTTTGTTTCTGCTTCATATTTAGAAGGAAAATATTTTCCTGTATAACTAAATTTTACTGGAAAAAAATCTAAATTGAATCTTGATGCATTTACTATTTTTTGAATAGCATATCTGCTAGGTTTATAAATTTCTCCTGGCGAAAATTTTCCAGGAATATCATCTATATTTAACAAACTAGAAGTTAATTTTCTAGAAAACGGAGCCAAGCTAGATTTTTTAGATACTGGCTCTGGTATGGAATCTATATTAATAGTGCTAGATTTTGGATTAACAAATCTAGTTTCCAAATCCATTGGTTTGAAATCAGAACGAAAATTTGATAAATTAGATTTTAAATCAACTAATGCCATATACTAATAATTATCTAATAATTAATTAGTTACTGTAACTATTATCTTTTCTACTATACGATCGATTTACAGAAATTACTTTATCTATTTCATCAATTACCTTTCCACTAATATTAAATTGTACAGGCTGATCTATTTTTTTAATTAATTCTTTTAATAAAGCTACTACTTCAGAATTTGAGTTAGCTGCTGGGTCTGATGGTTTGCCACTTACTGCATCTATGATAGCTCCTAAAGGACTCATTAATGTAGACGCTAAATTTCCTAATATACTTCCGCCATCAGATTCTGATGGTTGTGTATCAGATGTTTTATCAGATGATTTTGGTTGTAAATCAGTGCCGGCCACTATAGAATCGTTTTTATTTAATTGATATGTGCCTTTTTTACCTTGAACTACTAAACCTCCGGCCGGATCAATTACAGCGTCGTCTTGAGTACTAATCGGCGCGTCAGAAGCAGCTTCATTAGCTTTATCATCAGTACCAACCGTAGCGGCAGAAGCTGCATCAGGTGAAGCTTCATTAGCTTTATCATCAGGCCCCATACCTAGAATCTTTAAAGCCCATCCAGGAAGTAAATTTTTAATTCCATTTTTAATTTTATTAAATATTCCACCAAAAAAGTTAGAAATACCTTTTCCAATTCCTGTTACAAAGTTTACAATTTTTCCAATTGGATCTCCTAAATATTCGTTAATCGCAGCACCAATTCTACCTAAAACTCCAAATATATAGTCCCAGGCGTCAATTATTAATCCAATAGTTTTAAATACTATTTTAAGTGGAAAAAATGCAATATTTAAAGCTACTTTGATAGCTGGAAATATAAAATCAATTAAACTAATTAAAGGGTCTAATATTTCCATTATTGGTTCAGCAATTTTCATAAAAATTGCCATTAATTTATCACCCATAGCAGCTAGTTTGTCATTCATTGAAACTTTTTGTTCTTCAATTGCTAATTCTTTAGCTTTAGTGTCGGATATTGCTCCAGCTGCCACTAACGCTTGTCTATCAGCTTCGGTAAGTTCTGACATATTTTTAATTTGTTTACCTCCTAAAGCTACTGACATTTTTTGTAATTCGCCGGCTTCCATCATTTGATCAACTGTCATACCTGCTGCTTTTGCAATAGCTTCTTTTTGATACATTTCCATATGCAAAAACTCATCATACGATCCTGCTTGTTCTAAAGCAGCAGCAGCTGCTCCAACTATATCTCCTTGAAGAGCTAATTGACGAGCGGCATTCATATTCATAGATTTTCCTGTAAGCACGTTTGCTGCCATTTCATTTTCTATGCTAGATTCAAAATCTAATAAATTTGATGAAATGCTAGATGCTGTTTCTAAAGTTACTCCTAATTTTTTAGCTTGAATAACAGCTTTGGTTAATTCGGCTGTATTTCCTTTGTAAGATGCTAATTGAGATTTAGTTGCTTTGGCAACGTCTTTGGTAATTTCTTTAAAATTTAACGAGTCGCCTGTCATTTTATTATATGACTCAGTCATATTTTGAACAGTTCCTAAAACTTGCTCTGCAGTTTTTCCTTGACCAATTGAAGATTGTTGAAATGCTGCTGCTTCTGCTCCGGTCATTCCATACTGCTTGGTAAGTAATACTTGAGTTTCAAGCATTTCTTTATTAGCAACAACATTTTGACCTGTTATAGCTGTTAAGTCTGCAAACGCTTCATGTAATGCTTTGGAATTTGCACCTACTACTTTAGTCGTTTCAGCGATTCCTAATAACTCTTCATGTATACCTCTAGCTTCATCTTTTGACATTCCTAGATTTTTTGCCATGTCAGTTACTTCTTGATCTTGATCTAAAGCACTTTTAATTAATGCTGCGGTTGCTGCAATAGCTAATAATGGTATTAGTATTGGACCTAGCGAAGTCATAAATGCTCGAGCTCCTGCTTTCAATGCCATAAATGAAGCGGACCCTACTGAACCTGTAGTTGCTAATCCAGAAATAAATGAATCTGTTATAGCTTTTTGAACTACTGCTAGTTTTTTATCTACTCCGAAAAATTTTCCCATTATTCCTCCTCCGGGTACTTTCTTTAAGAATCCCATAGCATCATTAAACGGAGCCATTAATTCGCCAGATATTTCCTCAATACTAATTCCAAATTCTTGAGCTGTTTTATCAGCTAATCTCATCATTTCATTAGCAGCTGCTAATGGAGTTAATAAATCTATGGCGGCCTGTATTTGATCTTGTGCCGTAGCTAAAGCTTCATTTTTTATTTGATGAGAAAGCTTAGCTTCTGCAGTCGCTTCTTTAGCTAATTCAATTTCTTTATCTACAGCATCTTGCGCATATAAAGCTCTAGCTGCAGTTAAATCATTTCCATTTGCTTCAGCTTTATTAGCAATTTCTTGTAATTTATTTTTTTTCGCAACTAATTGATTAATTTTATCATTATTATCACGTATTAAATTTGACTCTTTGCTAATATCATCAACTAAATCTTTTTGTTCTTGCTGAAGTTTATTTAATTGATCTTGAACGTTTATTTGTTTAAAATTTTCTGTACCGATATCCTCGATATTTCGATATATTTCTTTAATTAATGTTGAATACTCTTCACTTTTATCACCTAAAACATCTTGATTTTTTGAAACTCCGGTAATAGCTTTTGATAAATCTTTCCAAGTATTACTTAAATCTTTTGCAATATCATTTAAATCTGTTTGAGCTAATTTTTGTTTAGCATAATCTCTTAAAATTTCTTTATTTATTTTAGATTGATCAGTATTTACTTTAGGCGCCGCTGTCTCTATAGGAACTACTGGAGCTTTAGGAATCTTTGGCGGAGTTACCGGTTTATTTTGCTGCTTTGCCATTTATAAATTAATATTTAGGCTTCCATTTTTCGTACGATTTTCCAGCAAAAGCTTTATCAATTATTTTAGAAGCTTTTTCTTTTCCGTATTTTTTAACATATATGTCATATGCGGCTTTAGATTTTTCATATGAATCTTTATATCGTTGTACAGATTGATCTATTTTTTCTACTGCATTATGTAATCCTAACTTTGCTTCTTTATATTCTGGATTATTATGTAAAGCGTCGAAATATGCTTTATATTTAGTTTTAATAAATTTATCAATAATTGTTCCTATAATTTTATCTATCCAACTTTCATTTAAAGGTTGTTTTGATTCAGTTAATACCGATATTGCCTCTACTCGTATAATTTTCTTTAATTCAGATATTTTCATTCGTAGTCGTTTATTTAATATAAATATCTAATAATTAAACAGTTGGTATCAATAAAATAACTTTTATTTTCTAGGTCTTACGGCCGGTCTAGCCATTTTTGCTGGCTTAGATATTTTTTTATTTTCAGCAGCTTGATTTTTATTTTTTAATATAATAGCATCTTCTATTTTTTTAAAATAAAATTTTCTAAGCCAGATAGGCATATCATATAATTCTGACCATGTAAATCCACGGCCATAATATACCATGTCAAATAATTGAGCGTGAAGTAATGGTTTATCTTTAGGACTTAGGCCAAAAAAAGTTTGTGTCTACCACAAATTCTAACGCCTCCTCTTCGTAATTACATTCATTACATACAAAAGACTTTTGAAATTTTAAATCCGGCGATACCGATTTCATATAAGTTCTTAATGCTTTAGAGTCCATAGCAAAAAATTCATTATCAACAAAATTTTCAATATATTTTCTATCAAAATTTTCATCTACAGAAACTATTAAATATTTTAATCGGGTAGTCAATTCTCTATCTACATTTCCAGTGCCTTTAATTGATTTTTTAGTAATTTGTAAATCTTTAGTAATTTGATTATTAATTCCGGTATTCATTAATTTAAAATTAATAATACGTTTTGATTGCGGTAATGTAAATTCAAATACACCAGGTGTTATCATTATAGAATTTTCTGGTATAGTTTGTTCAGGTAATTCAGCTAAATTAATATGAATTTGATTTTTATTTGCACACTCAGGACATGTTACAGTAACAGAATAATCTTTACCATATCCTAAAACTCTAGCTGCTATCATTAATGCATTTTTATCTCCAATAACTAATTCATTGAAATTAATAGGAGACACAATCATAGACTTCATTAATGTATCTAATACAATTCCTTGTTTAATTAAATTTTGAGAAGTAAGTATATCTTCTTCACGCGCGGTCATGTATTTCATTTCTACCGTACCTGATCGCAAAAAGCTACCTTCAGGATATACTAATCCTTTAGACGGTAAAGAAATCATTTCTGTTGGGAAATTAGAAGATTTAATTTCTTGACGTTGCATGTTTTGAATTGCAAGTTGTTTAACTTGCTCATCTGATAACTCTGTTCCAGATTTTTTTGGGTAATTTTCGTCGATTGTTGACATAACTAAATAGTTTAAATTAATTTATTATAAATATGTAACTAGTAAATTTTAAAGATCTCCCGATGTACCTTTGAAATGAATATCAGCTTTGTCTTTAAGTCCCATATTATTTAGCCATGCTCCTAACAATTCATCCATGTTAGGTAGCTCTTCTGATTCAGATCCTGGATTGTTTAATTTAGGTAATATTACTTGATCTATAAATTGTTTTTCAATTTGGTCATCTAACAATATAGATACTTCCGGAGATAATTTAATTGCTTCCCAAAATGGACCGGTCATTTTTTTAAATTCAGAACTTTTAGGATTTTTTAATTCTTTAGTTGTTACATCTTTACCTAAATTTAAAACGAAAGAACCGATACTTTCGCCATGAGCGTCTGCTACATCTAATACTGTTTGTAAAACACCTCCAGTAAGAGTATTAAGCGTTCCTTTTGCCCAAGATTTAAAAGCTGTTTTTCCCATTTGAAATACTAAGTCTTTTGTACTCTTAATGGCTGATCCTGTTGTTGCTCCCGACTTTAACGCAGTTAACAATACTTGAACATCACCCCATGTTATAGTTTCTTCGGCTTCTTTAAGAAGTACTCGTTCTGCTATAGGTTTAAGTTTAATCATTAATTTTAAACTGTAGGCTCTGTTTCTGCTCCTGCTCCTGCTTTTTTAAGTACTCCTTTAATTTTACTTACTATTTGAGTAAATTCTTGCTCGGATATTCCAAATGCTATAGCTATTGCTCCTATTATAGCAGCACGCTGCGCAGCATTTTTTAATGATTTAGCGGCACCTGGATCTGTAATTAAATCTATTAATTTAGGTCGTAATATAGAATCTACAGCTTTAACAGCCATGTTTAAATTTTTTATTACTAGTTTATCTGTAATTTCTTCTCCGTCAGGACCTATAGGTATTACATCTGCTTCTGTAAGTATTTGTTTAGGAGCAAATTCTTTTAATAGTTTTTTAAATTCAATTGGATTCATATTATTTTTTATCTAAAGTAGGTTTAAGCTCACGTGTCAAAGTACCCAAAGCTTTTTTAGCATTTGAAGACATTGAATTATATAATTTTGATTTTTGTATACCAGTCCAATCAGCTATTCCTTGCAATATAGAATCTTCAATTCCTTCATAGGTATGATCTAATTCTTCTTTAAGTGATTTTTTAATTTCTTGACGAATTAAATTTTGTAATTCCAATTGTTTCATTGTATACTTTATTAATAAATATCTAATCATGAAAAAAGCTCTTATTTCTAAGAGCTCTTTTAATTAATATATAAACTTCAATTTAGAATTGAAGTATTGCATAGTCATATTTCAATGTCAATGATATCATCATGGCGTCTTCTGAAGACCAATCCATATCACCGAAATTTGCATCACCAATATAAGCTCCTTTTAAAGTCCACTCTTCAACTTTATCACCTACTGGTCCTAAAGCGTTAAATGTAATGTCTTTTTTGTAAAAGTCAGAATAACCATCACGACCTGTTACAGACTCATGAGATAAACGAACCCACTCCATTACAGCTTGAGCACCTGACGGTACAATAGGATCATATAGCGTAATAGCTACATCGCCCCAACGACCTTTGCCTTTTAATTTTCTTTCTACGTTGATGTGATCTAAAACTACGTCTCCAAATGTAATACTAGGACGTGCTGTAGTTTTGATTAAATATGAAGGAATACCTTCAATATACATTATGAAACGGTTTGCTACTTTCGGTTCGAAAGCGGTAAACATTATTTCGGTTGGGTCTAATAATTCAGCCATGTTATTTTTCTTTTAAGATGATTTTCTTTTATATAAATATGAGTCTTTTGTAAAAACAATTAATATATTTAATTTGTAACATTAATTATTTATTCGGTCAGAGCATTGTATATCTATTCGGTAACCAACGTTCTCAATGTAAGTGTATACTTATATCTTGTTAGTTATTTGGTTATTTAAATTGATTATTTTTAGATTTTTTATCTGCAATTACTTTTTTAACTTCTTCACGAATTGTCTTACGTAATTTAGATTCTGAAGTTAATGCATTTCCGCCAGCACTTGCAGGTATTAAAGAAAATTCAGAAGTTTGTGGATCATATATTCCTGTATAAGAACCTGCTATCCAATTTTTAAATCTATTTTTTGTATAAGCATACACTACCGCTTCTTTAACTTTTTCCATGTTTTTTGCTAAATCAACTCCCATTTGCTTAGCCATTTTTATATAAGCTGTAAGTTTTTCCGGAGCTCCTTTAGCTGCTTTATCTAAGTCTTGAATTATAGATTTAGCTTCTGGTTTTGCAAGAATTGATCCATCTAATTTTACTTTTGCTGAAATAGCTTTCATTAGCGTGTCAAATAAACCTTCTTCAATTTTAGTAGAGTTAGTTTTATTTTCAGCTATTACATTTCTAATTTCTTTACGAATTAGATTTCTAAATTCTGTGATTTTCATTGTGCTTAATTATTTTATATATAAATATGTATCATCGTAAAAACAAAAGAAAAGCCTCTGTTTCCAAAGGCTTTTTCTATAAAAAAAATAATTTATTACGCTCCTGGGAATGCAGCGCCTGTCGGTAAAATGTTGAAGTCAATAATAATGAATTCAGCTGTCTTAGCAGGTTGCAAATATATTTGACCATACATAATGTTACGATCGATGATATCTGGAGTGTTATTTGTTTCATCCATTACAACTCTAAAGCCATATAAGCCTTGACGTTGTTGTACTGATTCCAAATAAGGATTACAAATATTTAAGAAACGGTTACGAGTTGCAGCGGTATTATTTTCAAATACTAAATACTTAGTTGCAGATGCAATAAATTTCTTAACAGCAATTAATAAACGTCTTACGTTGATTCTATCTAAAGCTGAAGGTCTAGCTTGAAGTGTCTTTTGACCCCATACACAAACTCCTGTTCCAGGAAACGTTGCGATAGGATTAATACGACCTTCATATAATTCATCTCTTTCAGCATGAGTTAATCGAGTATATGCGTCTAACACGGTTGATAATCCACCACGATTTAAACCTGCAGGTGCATACCATTCTGCTGCTACTCTATCATTGAATGCTAACACTCCTGGTATTACTACACTTGGTGGCACCCAAACTGGTTTATTAATTCCAGCATCCATAATTTTTACCCATGGATAATAAGTTGCTGCATAATTGTTATCTAAAGGAGAAATAGTTGCTACTGCAGTTGCGATATTATCTGTTAATCCAACACAATCAAATACAAAGAAAGTATCTCCACGATCTTGACACATATTAACTGCATAGTCAGTTACGGCAGAGTGCATTGATTCAATAACACCTGGTAACACTAACATATTAATATCTAATTCATCTGGATTGGAAACTGAATCAATAGCATTTTTATACACTGAATAATCTTTTGCTGTATTGCTACGAAGATCATATCCTTGAGTATTAGATGATACTATATCTCCTGCTACTAAAATTCTACGGTTAGGTTGAATTCCATCAGACCCACCTTGAAATGGTATGATAAATTTACGAGACTCTACAGTGGTATTAGTAGTTAAATTAATTGATCCTGTATATGGACTAGCTGCTGAAGGAAATGATGCTCCGGATTCTTGATTGAAATTTGACAATAAAAATGGAACATTACTACCTACTGTAGCTAACGTTTTAGGAAGTGGCTTTAAATAATTTATATTATCAGTTCCAGATAAATCATAATCAAATCCAAAGAATTTACGTTTGTTATAAACACCGTTAATAGTTTGAGTAGCTACAAAACTAGCAGCTGGTACATTTGAAAATGATGAAGGAATTGGATTATATAATGCAGCAAATCCAAATGGAACTAATTCCGGAGAATAAACTCCTTTAGCTACGTTATCATCTACTTCTACATATACATATTTAGATTTATTTGGATAGTCACCATAAATAATAACTTTTCCAGCATCAAAGATTTTATATCTATCACCAATTACTCTAGCTACATATCTAGGAGAGTTAGGATCTAAATTACAATTATCAAACGATTCGAATATATTTGGTCGAACATCTGAATCTTGAGTGCTATATGGAGAACCAACAGCATTTAATTTAATTTGATCAACTGCACGAATTGTTACAGTGAATGCTCCATATTCTGAGCCGGCTACTGTACCTGCAGCTTTAATATTTGATATAGACGCTTTGAATTCATAATTTGAATGAACACCATCAGCGTGTGTATGAAGTTTAATTAAATTTTGATTTAATCCATTAACGGTTTGAGAAATAATCCATGGAGTTTGAGCTTCTAAATATCCATCAGCAAAATTAAATAATGCTCCGGATTGAATTATAAGAGTTGAATTTGGATCAGCTGCTAAAGACGCGGAAGCTTCATTAGCAAAAAACGTATATAAATAAGCTGGTGTTGAAGTTACATTAGCTGCTTTACTAAACACTTTAGATATGTAATTTGCGCTTAAAGTATCTAATGAAGCACTGTATATTGCAGTGCTAGCTCCTAAAGCGTTAGGAAATGCAGCAGTGTCTACTGTATATGATCCTGAAATTTTAAGCACAAACGATCCACTAGAATTACTAGTTAATGTTGATGTATGAAATAAATTTGTTGTTGCATCATAAAATGCATCTGTTTCAGATAGCACTTGAGAAGGATGAAGAAAAGCAATATGCTTTTTTCCATATGATCCTGTAGCAACTAATGCTATTGGATAAGCTAAACTGTATCCATCATCATGTAATGTACGAACAACAGTTAATTGTCCTGAATTGCTTAAATACTCCTTAGCTGCGTAAGGTAAGTATAAATTTGGGTTGGTGTCTCCGAAAATTTGTGCGAAGTCTCCATAAGATGATACTGATGTTGGAATCATTGCTGGCCCTTTAATAGTGGGTCCAATAAATGCTGCTCCAATACTAGCAATACCTTGAGGTAGAAACGACAAATCTTTTTCTTCGGTAAATACACCGGGGCTAACGATTTTTTCTGCCATTGTATAATACTTTAAATTGGTTTGTTAAAAATTTTTTATCTATTAATAAATATGATTTAATTTAATCAAACAGATGGAATATATTCTTTTGTATCTAAATTAATTTGACCTTCTCCATATTTTTTAGTAATATCTTCTGCAAATTTAACTTCTTCTTTTTGAATGGCAATGTATTCTTCGGAAAATGTTTGTTCCAACTGAGCGAGTCGTTGTACTTGATTGTTAATCATTATTTGCTCAATTTTTAATTGACCTAATTTAGCTGTAATGTCAGCATACTTTTCCTGCAAGGTTGTAACTTGCTTGATGTCTTCTTCTGATAATTTAATTGGTGGTTTCATAACTATAATTTATATTATTATTTAATATATTAATACTAATTAAATTATTAATATTATATATTTAATATAATTATAGAATAACCATTTCAAACCTAGCTTAAACCATTGAAATTTCAATGATTATATTAAAAATAAATATTATCTATTTATCTCTGTCAAATAATCTGCAACAGCTGCTGCTCTTGCTGTATCAACTTCATAACCCGTTTGAGTATTTTGACTTACCACTGATATTGTTTTACTGAATTGAAAAGCTAACGCGTCATTTGTTACCAATGGTAGTGTAATATCAATACTATATTCATTGGTATCTATAACTGATTCTACGCTATATCCTAACGATTCACCTTCTCTTAAAATGTACTTGCTCATGTTTTGTTATATTAATTATTAAAAGTAAATTCTCTCCATTCATTGTTTACCCATACATATGATTTGTTATCGTTTGGATATGGGATTGGAGCTTCCCATTTAAAATTTTCATTTAAAGTCCAATCACTAAAAGGTCTAGGAGAAATAAAAACGTTATTAGTTTCATCCCAAGTATCTCCTATCCCAGCATATTTACTTCTAGAGTTTGAATTGTAAGAAGTTTGTCTTACTTTATCGTAATCATAAAGAATGCTTAATGATTCTATAAAGTCAATACCTAATTGTTCAATTTCAACTCCATTAGATATTAATATTTCATTATCAACAACTATTACAGCTATTACAATGTTTTGTTTTATTAATGCAAAATGTGCCATTATTGAAACTTATATTTTATTATTACTATTCCTGAACCTCCATTACCTCCTGTACCAGTTCCATCTCTCTCCGCTCCGCCGCCACCACCACCAGTATTTGCAGTTCCATTTGTTCCATCATTACCTTGTCCTCCTGCACCACCACCTCCAACTCCTCCAACACCAGCAGTTCCATTTGCTGTATAAACAGAACCACCACCACCGCCGCCATAGTAATTACTATCTATTGCTGACAATACTCCTGCACCACCATTACCTCCTACTGTTCCTGTTCCTGTTCCTCCAACTGCACCAGCTCCGCCACCACCGCCAGATCCATAATAAGGTCCAGAATTTGCTCCATCTCCACCCGCATATCCTTGACTTGCAGTACCTGCTGCGCCTAAAGTTGTTATACTACCATCTACAGCTACACCTGTTCCACCTCCACCTGATCCACCAACTTGAGGATTTGTTCCATGACCACCCCCTGCGCCGCCTCCAACTGCAGTATTTGAATCAAAGGTGGTATTAGTACCATTAGTAGCAGCAGTTAAATAACCATTACTACCATTTCCTCCACCTCCTACTACTACAGCATATGTTGTTGCACCACTTGATAAAGAATAAGTTGAGTTTTCTATAACTCCGCCACCACCGCCGCCTGCTCCTACATATTGACCAGGTGCTCCACCACCACCTGCAACCATTAATACTTGAAAAGTGTTATTTGGAGCGGTACCTACACTACTAACTACGAAGTTAGTAGATCCTACTGTTGTAAATGTGTGTATTTTATAATTACCAGAAGTTGTTACAGTTCCTCCAGTTGCTGAAGTAAATGAAGCTGCTGCAGGTAAAGTCACTCCAGCTATTTTTGAAATAGCTGCCAAAGATACTCCATTAATTTTAGAAATAGATGTAGTAATTACTCCTTTAATTTTCATAACTTTAAGTTAATTCAATCCAAGAATTTTCAGGATTGAAACGTATTATTATTTTTGTATTTGTATTAGAGTCCCAAAAAGTATGACCTATTATTCTAACTATATTTCCAGATGCTGACGGTACTGATTTACTCATGCTGCCTGGTGTTGTAGTCATGTATAAAGGTTCTCCTGTTTTTAATATTGCTGCGTAAGTAGCAGTTTCAACAAATCCATTAATTAATATGGAAGTTGGATTGGTCGCTGTTGATGATTTAACACAAATACCTAACATGTATGTTGATGCTGCTCCAAATACTGACGCATCAGCTAATTCCCAAGTTTCGTTTTGTGTTCTATAACATAGTTGACCAAACGTAATTGTTCCTGCTGCTGTTTCTGAATATAATACATCTCCTTGATAGTAATTGCTATCCCAATCGTTTAAACTACCTAATACTGATGTTACTCCATCTTTGATTGTTCCAGCTAATGGAGTTGGGTTAAATCCTGCTACTAGCGAGCTTCCACTTAATAATAGTGAACCTGTTACTCGAGCATTTCCATTTACGTCTAGTACAGCTGTCGGTGTTGTTTTTCCTAAAGCTAATTGACCTGATGCATCAAATGCAGACAATCCTGTATTACTTACATTTCTTAATTCTAATAAATTTCCTGTTTGTGATGTTTGACCTCTTACAATTAATCCTATTTTTGCTGCTTGCTGATTTGGTATGATGACTGAAAAATCGCTATTATTACCAATGGCACTAGGCGTATAATCTACTGTTGATTGTTTATTGCCTACTATTTGCAATCCCCACCAACTAGTTAGTACTGATTGATTTCCTGCTATTGGAGTTAAAGATAAATCTGATCCTAAAATATATTTTGCGGTCGACGAAAGATTACCAGTTACAGATACATTTCCAGTTATACTTGCAGGATTTGTATTTGTTAATATTGT